ACTTTTATCAATTCTTCAGTTATCTGATGGACACAATCTTTCACCTTCTGATTTCTTAAAAAGAGATAACATAGAAAAAGTTTTTATTAACTCAATCATGTATAGTGATGGTGAGGTTTATTCCGACTTAATATGTAAACTACCCAATGGTAGTTTCATTTATTTATCTAAAGAAGACGGTGTTGAGTATAAAGTAAAATTATATTATAACGCTGACAAGTTGAGTGAGGTTAAGTTCTTTTTATCTCAACTTTTGAAACAAAAAAAGGAAAGTAAAAATATTTAAAAGTATGGAACAATTAACAAGTAGTCAGATACAAGAAAAGATTAACAACGGGGAAGATTTTATATTAAAGATGCATGCCACATGGTGTGGTCCCTGTAAACAATTAACTGAAGAACTAAAGAAAATTACAACTGATGTGTCAATCTATGAGTTTGACGTTGAGAGTGATATTAATTTCTCAAAGAGTTTGGGGGTTAGAAATGTACCTGTATTAAAATTTTATAAAGAAGGTGTTGATACTCATACAATGGTTGGTTTAAAACCTGCTCAGACTGTATCATCACTAATCCTTGAACACATTAATAACTAATGAGTAAGTTATTGGTAGCGTATACGATGAAAGGGTGCCATTGGTGTACAGAGTTTAAAAAACAACTTAAAGAAAACAAGATTAAGTTTAAGGAACGAGACATTGAAAAATACGAAGAGGAGTATAACCTTTTTGTAGAAGTGACTGGTAACGATTTTGTTCCGGCATTTATGATTGTTGATACTATAACAGAAGATGCTAAGTTGTTCGCACCCGACAGAGATTTTCAGGATATCAACGAAGCTGTTGGAATTATCAAAAATATTTTGTAGTTGTGTAATTTTTTCTTATCTTTGTGGTATGGGAAAAATTAACACAATTAAAAAGAAAGATATCATACCATTTCATAATGAATTAAACACAGTTGTTGAAGAATATTGTGATAGAGCTTGGGAGTCTAATGAAGGTGGGAAGAGAAGAAAAATTATGGGAGACCTTGGAGAAGAGATATCTCAAAGAATATTTGAATATTGTATTAATATTTTAAATATTAAAAACACGAGAGTTTATAAAGGGTGTGAGAAAAAAATTATGTGTAAAATAGATAATAACGCATATTTTCAGGCTCAAGTTGATAAGCACATTGAAATTAAAAATAATTTAAGAATTATTTGCGAAGCTAAAACTTATTTGGATAAAACTTATGTCGAAAGAGCTAGTAGTGATTTTAGTATAATTAGAAAATATAATACGATAGGTGATAAGAAAATTTTTAGTTATATTATTTCCTTACAAGACTGTGTTAAAAAAGAAACATTATCTTTTTTTATGAGAGATGGTCATATTGATAATGTATTTATTCTTATGGATTTAAAACGAAATGGAACTAAACCAATATGGAATCCTAATTTTAGAAAAACAATTAATCTTGATAAACTTTATAATTGTATTTATATTATAACAAATAACTTATTAGATGGAATCTAAATTAATATTAGGAGAATGTATTGAGGAAATGAAAAAATTAGAAAAAGAATCTATTGATATGATTCTTTGTGATTTACCATATGGTACAACACAGTGTAGTTGGGATAGTGTAATTCCGTTTAAAGATTTGTGGGAACAATATGAAAGAATTATAAAACCAAATGGTGCAATTGTTTTAACTGCTGCTCAACCTTTTACCTCTAATTTGGTTATGTCTAACACCAAATTATTTAGATATTCTTTAGTTTGGGAAAAATCTAAATCCACAGGGTATTTGAATAGTAAGAAAATGCCAATGAGAGCCCATGAGGATGTGTTAGTTTTTTATAAAAAATTACCAACTTATAACCCTCAAAAGGTACAAGGGACCCCTTATGATAAAGGTATTGCTCATAGACCAACAGAAGTTTATCGAGAACAAAAAGGTGAGATACATGTTAAAAATGAAAACGGATTAAGATATCCTAGGTCGGTACAATACTTTAAAACCGCAGAATCTGAAGGTAAAGTATATCACCCAACACAAAAACCAATTTCAATGTTCGAATGGTTGATTAAAACATATTCAAATGAGGGTGATGTGATATTAGATAATTGTTTAGGCGCTGGTACAACGGCAATTGCTGCAATAAGAACTAATCGAAAATATATTGGTATTGAGATTAGTGAAGAATATTACAATATATCACTTGAAAGATTAAATAATGAAACAAAAGACATCAACAAAGCTGTTGGAATTATCAAAAATATTTTGTAGTTTTGTTCCATGAAGGAACTAACATTTAAAAAGAAAGGGGTAGTTCATACCCCTTTGACATTTTGGCAAGTTGACCCAACATCGAAGATTGCTATCTACCAAGGTGGAAGAGGGGCTCGTCCTGATTTGGATTTTATTGTAAAACATAAGGAAGAAGGTAAGAGATTACGTACACCGTCACATACACATTGGATTGTTGATTTGATTGCCAAGAAACAATGTGCTCCGAATGTTATTAAAGGGTTTATTGATGACCTGATAAAAATCTATGATGAAACTGAACCATTTAATTGTGAGACATCAAGAGATACCTACCAATTACAGTATGTTAATAAACTCACATCAAAGTATCTTGCGTTACAAGGATGTGGTTATTATTCCGTTGAAGTTTTAATTTCTTTTGTTGAGTTGTTCTCCAAGTGTGAAAAACAAACACCAGGAGCGTTCATGTTTAGAAACCTATTGGTGATGGTTAAGGGGTATATTGACGGTGATAGAGACTTCTATCAAATCGTAGGTTACTCTAAACGTGTTTAAATAACGTTCAGGAACAATTTAGACGGTAGTTGATAGTCATCTGATACCTTACCTTCAAAGTTGTCGTTTAATATTGACAGAAGAAGTTCTGAACTATAGTAACTATCTGATTTTACTTTGGTGAACTTCAGGTTACCTTCATTACTTTCAAATTCCAATCTAAGGTTTCTGAACTTAAAGTATGGTTGTGATTTCTCCGAGATTTTATAAAGGTAAGAATAAAGATTACCTAAATAGTTTTTAGAATATCCGTGAGGGAATGTTGATTGTATTGTTATTGATGATAGTTTGTTTGCTGTGAAAGTTTCAGGATATTCAAAGATGAATTTGGTGTCTTCAAAGTTTGTGTCTTTGGTATCGTAATCTATGATGTCTAACGTTTTAAGGTTAAGTCCTGTTAGGTCTGAATAGTTGTCTTTGTGTTCTTCTATGAACTTATCTGTAAGGTTGTTAAGAACAAAAACATTTGGGTTCTTTGTATAACCTTTGATGATGAATAGACTATTACAATCAACGACGGATAGTTTAGTTTTGTAGGTGTTATTTTCACTTACTTCTTGACACAAAAAATCTGCAAACTTATTAACAAATTCTTGATTTAAAATACAACTCTCTTTTTCCATGTTCAATTTTAGAACTAAAATTTTAAAGGTTAAAGTGTAAACTATTTTTTATCTTATTAGAAATAACTATTAAACTCAATATTGAGACATTTTGTAACGTCGCTGAAATCGGGGTAGTCAGGGGTTCTTCCAGAACTCAACCAACTTAAGTCACCACTTTCAAATAAACTTTTAAGTAGGTTGATATAACCTCCGTAATAATTTAAATTTTCATATGGGTTATTTACGTTACTTTCAAACCAAAGTTTAATATTATAATGTGCAGTTTTTGTAACTTCATATCTTACGCCATATCTTTCTGTTGATGTACTTTTATTGTAATCGTATTTTTTGTATTTATAATCTTCAGCTTTTTTATTATCAATAACCTCACCGACTAATTGTCCTATAAGTGAGTCATACAATTCGTTAACGTAAACCGACCCATAACAATTTGAGTATAATGAATATAATTCACTTCTTATATCTAATCCTAAGTTCATTATAAAGTATTCAACGCAATCATTATCTTGTAAAAGTTTAGTGATTATCTCTTCATTTAATTTTAAATTCGACTCATCACCTTGTTCTTTTGCTAAATCTTCTATTAATCCAGGAGTTTCATAACTGATAGATAAATTACCAATTTTAAGTAAATCTTCTTTGATGTATCCTCTAATTTCTTCTTGGTATTTTGGCTCTAGTTCTTCATAAATATCTTTGAACTCATCACCTGTTACGTCATCATAAAGATAACCATCATAATCCCCATTTAATATTTCGGCGATTCTGTCTTCACTAATATCGTTTCTACCACTACTAAAGAATTGTGCCAGTTCACCGGAATCTTGTAAATCAACATAATATTTCCCATCAATCTCAGTTATATCTGAAAATTCCATTTCCATCATCTTATAGATGTAATTTGGGTCTTTTTGTATAAATTGATAAATTATTTTATTTTGATAATCAGACCAATCATTATTAAAAGGGTCAATGTAATGTGATAAATTATATTTAATTATTAACTCAAAAAATTTATCAAAACTACCTATGGTGTTTTCAATATCCTCCTCAGTAACATCTCCGTTTTGGAATAGAGTAATAAGTTTTACTAACTTATTTTGGAAACCTGTTAATACGGGTTTTTCCTCTTCTTCGTTTAATTTTTTGAAAATTTTAAATTCCATAATTATAAATATAAAAAAAGAGGAAAAATTCCCCTTTTAGTTTTCTTATGTTGCGGGAAAGATTATTTTCCACATCCGCAACCACCACCGTTGTTGTTCTTCATCGTTTTTAATTTATTAGAGGTTTATTACTTTTTCTTGTTTTTGTTGTAGTACTTATCAATAGTACTCTGAACTGCGTTTTTAATACTCTCAGTTCTTAACTTTTTCACCTGTTCAGGTGAAGCATTTTGTTTTTTACATCCACATCCCATATTGTTGGTATTTTATTATAAATATTTACCACATGTGATTTAATAGTAAATAATATAGTTATTTTAATATTTATTAATATAATTTTTATCATGAGAGTTAATATAGATATATCACAAATACAAAAGGTTGTTCAGATGTTGGTTGAGGAAGAAGGACAAGAGAGTGTTGTTATAACACCTGAGCAATATATTGACTTATTAAAGTTTACTGACTATAACGGTAAATTGGTTCAAAATATGAAACAATTCAGAGGTAAAAGGATTGTTATTGATGGTAATTTAAGTCTGAGAGGAACGGATGCCAACAATATCACAAATATCACAGTTAATGGTGGTTTAGATTTAACATATACCAAAATTAATTCTATTGAGGGGATTGAAGCCAAATCTATTTCAACATATGGTACACCATATGAACAAATTCAAATCAAAAAACAAAGACAGATTGAATTTGAAAAACAAAACGTTTTACGACAAGAGGATGAGTGGAATTTAGAAACTGCAACTAGTGAGATTGCGATTTTGGCAAATGTTTTATTTGAATTTTTGACTTCATCTTCTGGTGATTATGAGGCTAAAGAACCTAATCATGATGCAAGGTTACAGGAACTTTATACTGCAAAAGAAAGAATGGAGGAAATTGAGAAAGAAACAGAAGATAATGAAAATCTGATGGATTTAGAAGCGGTTGAAGAAGAAATTGAAGAACTTGAAAAAAGAATTGACTTATATAATTTGGTTTATGATTACAAATATTATAGTATGAGAACTTTTTATTTGTTAACTGACGAATTAGAAGAATCAAAAGAAAGATGGGCGGTTGGTGATAATTATAGAACCCACATGTCGGCATATGAAAGAATTGATGAATTGATTGATGATATCGGAATAAAAGGTTTTAATTCAAGTTTTGTTGAAGATTATATTGATATTGAAGAACTTAAGGAAACTTTTAGAGACGATGAAGAAAATAATGTTAGAGAAAACCTTGAAGACTTTTTTGACGAGGAAGATTTTGAATATTCAGACCCAGCAGTTCAAGAAAGAATTGATGAAATTGAATTGTTTTTGGAAGATTCTGAAATAGACCAAGAAAAAGAAGATGAATTAAATGAAGAACTTGATGAGTTAAGAGATAGTGATAAAACTGTCCCTGAAAATTTAATTGAGGAAAAGGTTGAAGATTTAATTAATGATTTGGTTGATGACCCTGCGAACGTAATTGAAGAATATGGTTTGAATATTGAAAACTTTATAGATATAAAAGGTTTTAAAGAAGGGTTAGTTGAAACTGACGGTATTGGTCACACACTGAACTCTTACGATGGTGATTACGATACTATTGAATTTAATGATGAAACATATTACATTTTACAAATAGAAGGGTAAAATGGAAACAAAACCAAAAAGAAGAAAATTAAAAAAAGACAATCATTTTAAGTTATCAACAGATTGGTTGTTAACAGAACCAGTTGACTACGAACATAAGTATTATATGTTGATGGACTTCTTAAATTTCTGTGACGATAAAATTGAAAAGTTTGAGTTGTATCCGTTATTCAGTGAAATGTCGTTACACTTAGCAAATCTACAAACGATATCTTCAGAGTTCAAATACATCATTGTTAACAAAAAATTTGAAGTCATTGACGATGAAATATTAATCAATGAACTTAAATTTACACCAATCCCAAAGTTAGGTGATGATGAGTTAGAAGAACTAAATAAAATTCTAAAATATGCTGGACCGAAGTTTTTTGAATACTTTAATGTCATCAAAGCTCTTTGGACATTAACATACGACTCGGTTTCAATCAAACATACCAACGAGAATAAAAATCAGAGTTTAGAAACAGGATATTTTTTTACACTTAAGGGTAACAACAAAAGGATTTGGAAGTATGTGGCAGGTGATGTTAACACGGTTAAACACGACAGTAAATTTGCGGTTCAGTTGATATTTGATGGTGAAAGTAAAAAGGTTATCAAAACAATATTAAATGAATTAACCCAAGATATAAGTCTACCTATATTTGAATTAATGTCATCCAACGACTTACCATTTGAGAATACACTCCTACCAATCTTTAAAAGAAAGGTATTAAGTTACATAGTTCAGAAAAAAACAATTGTTAATCTAAAAAAAAATTAATACTTTTGTAATATGGGGTTCAACAAAAAGATTGTAGGAGAATTACAAATACATGAAATAGAAATGAACCCCGAAAATATTAAGTATTATCTTAACGCTGATGCTATATTATTTTCATCTAAAGAAATTGAAATTAAATTTAAAGAATATGAGAAACAATATAGACCTGAATGAAGTTCTGTTAAGAAAACTTGAAAAACCAGTTCATATCAATTACATTTGTGATTATATCCTACGAGTTGGAATCGACGAAACAAGAAAACGAATTGAAAAACTTGTAAGTGAGGGTATTCTTGAAGAAAGTAAATATGGAAAAGAATATTATGTCAGAGCGAAAAGAAATGGTTAATCACCCATCACACTATGGTGGTGAAGATAATCCATATGAAGCAATCAAGGTCATTGATGCTTGGGGTTTAGATAAAGATTTTTATTTGGGTAATGCGGTCAAATACCTATCACGAGCTGGTAAGAAAGACAACGTGGTTCAGGACCTGAAGAAGGCTATATGGTATATTGAAAAAAAGATAGAAAAATTACAGAATGATTGAGAATTATATTAATAAGGTAATCAATGGGGATACCATTGATGTGATGAGTGAGATGCCCGAAGGATGGGTTGACTTAGTTTTAACGTCACCTCCATATAACGTAGGTATTAAATATGATGAACATAACGATGAGATTGTTATGGATGAATATTGGGAGTGGTCTGAAAAATGGTTAACGGAAGTATATCGTCTACTTAAAGACGATGGAAGAATGGCTATTAACATACCATATGAGGTGAATGTACAAGCCCGTGGTGGTAGAGTATTCTTCGCG